GCGGTAGAATACTATAAGTCGTTATCTAATCAACTTATTTCTCCCGCAACACCTATTATGATTAATGCAGGAACAAAAGTTCCACAGTTGGCGTCTTGTGTATTACATTATAACAACGATGATTCAAGAAAAGGGCTTTTGGATACCTTAAAAGACATCTCAACATATTCATCTGACGCTGCAGGTATCGGATTATGTCTGAGTAATATTAGGTCAAAAGATACTCGTATTTCATCATCAGGTGGATTTGCTGGTGGCTTATTAAAATACCTTAAAATCGTAAATGAGTCCCTCAGATTTTTCAATCAACAAGGAAGAAGACCTGGAAGTGCAGCCATCTATATCGAACCTTGGCACAAAGACATTTTTGATTTGTTAGATATTAAGAAAAACACGGGACCCGAGGAGTTAAGAGCAAGAGACCTTTTCACATCTTTATGGTTACCCGATAACTTTATGAGAGCGGTTCGTGAATCATCAGATTGGTATTTATTCTGTCCTGATGACATCATCAAAGCGGGTATTAAACCATTTCAAGAGTGTTACGGAGAAGAATACGAACAAAACTATAACAAAGCCGTAAGTTTAGGTTTAGGTAAAAAAATTAAAGCCCAAGAACTATGGTACAAGATTATTGAATCTCAAATTGAAACTGGTGTTCCTTACTTGTGTTCAAAAGATAACGCAAACAAAAAGACCAACCACCAAAATATCGGTGTTATCAAACAATCAAACCTATGTAATGAGATTTACCAATACACGGATGAAAAAACGACAGCGATATGCACATTATCATCAATGATTTTGAAAAACTTTATTGAAGATGGTAAGTTTAATTTCGAAAGATTGTTCGAAGAAACCCGTAAGGTTGTAAGAGCACTTAACAAGGTTATTGATATCAATTATTACTCAACCGAAAAAGGTAAAAAAGGTGGTTTAGAACAAAGAGCAATCGGTATCGGAACTCAAGGATTGGCGGACGTATTTTATTTGATGGATTACGTTTTCACTTCACCTGAAGCAAGAAAACTTAACAAAGAAATATTTGAAACCATTTATTACGGAGCGATTTACGAATCAAATTACTTGTGTAAAACAGGTGAATACAAACCATACGAATACTTTAATGGTTCACCGATATCACAAGGGGTATTTCAGTTCAATATGTGGGGATTAAGTGAGAATGACCTATCAGGAAGATGGGATTGGAACGAGTTAAGAGATAGTATTAAGATGTTTGGAGTTTGTAATTCACTTACAACCGCTCAGATGCCGGTGGCTTCCTCAGCGAAAATCACAGGGTCATATGAAATGACTGAACCGGCGCATTCGGCGTTATTTAACAGACGAGTTGTTGGTGGAGAAATTATGATTGTAAACAAATATCTAATTAATGACTTTGAGAAAATCGGAATTTGGAATGAGCAAGTGAAAAACGAAATCATTATGAACGAAGGGTCAATTCAAACAGTTAATTTCAACAAATACTTGGACCCTGAAGATAAATCATATAATAAGAAAGTTAAAAGAATTGAACACCTTTTGACAAAATACAAAACGATTTGGGAAATCTCTCAAAGGGAGTTAATTGATATGGCGTCAGACAGAGCACCATTCATTGACCAATCACAATCTATGAATATCTATTTGGCAAATCCAACGGTATCAAAAATTACATCATCTCACTTTAAGGCGTGGGAAAATGGATTGAAAACTTTGTGTTATTACGTAAGAACAAAGGCTATATCAACAGGAGCAAAACACTTAGCGGTTGATATCAGTACACAAGCAAAACCAAGTTCATTACCCGAAGTAAATTACAAGGAAATGAATTTACCACCAAGACCTGATAATAGTTTAGTTGAGTGTTTTGGTTGTTCTTCATAACATTAATCCCGAGAAATCGGGATTTTTTGTTTTATAAAGGTTGATATTTATAACATATGGATAATATAATACAAGAAGAGATTAACAAAATTCGTAGAATGATGTTATCTGAAGATATGGTACAAACCGAGGCTTACAAATATATTCAAGAAACATTAAATCACCTACAAAAAAAAGACAAAGTCTTATTATTGAGTTGTTCTAACAGGTTCAATTGGGATGAAAAAAATATCGATGTGCCCAAATCAAAAATAATTGCAATGTATTTGAAAGAAGAACTTGGAAGTAAAGCAAAATTAATTGACGTACCAGAGTTGAACATTTATTCTTGTGAAGGTAATGTATCAAGAAAAGATGGTAATAGTTGTGGTATAAAAAAGGCGTTGTTAAAAAACGCAAAAAAAAATCCATCAGGTTATCATAGATGTTGGGCTAGTATCAACAAAAAAGATGACGAATTATGGAAAGTGTCTAAAGAATTATTTGAGTCAGATACGGTAGTTTTTTTCGCCTCAGTAAGGTGGGGTCAGACAAATATGTTTTACCAAAATCTTATAGAAAGATTAACTTGGATAGAAAATAGACATACCACTTTAGGTGAAAAAAATATAGTAGAAGATATAGAAACAGGATTTATTTGTGTTGGGCAGAATTGGAATGGTGAAAATGTTACCGAGATTCAGAAAAAAGTTCACAAGTTTTTCGGTTTCAAGACTGTGGATAAATTGTATTGGAATTGGCAATATACTAAAAATCAAAATGACGAGAGTCAAAAGTCATATAAAAACGCATATCCAAAGTTTCTAAAAGATACTAAATTGAATGATATCAAAAATTGACTTTTTATATATAATAATGAAGATTGTTAGTATTTATTGATATGGCTAATGGAACAACATATGGAATAAATTTCCCATTCAGAGATTCTTTCACAGGAAACTTTTTGGATTTATCAGATACAAAAGATGAAGAAATAAGGTCAAATTTAATACATCTGTTATTAACTAGAAAAGGGACAAGATATTTTTTACCTGATTTTGGAACAAGATTATATGAATATATTTTTGAACCTCTTGATGGACCAACTTTTTCTGATGTTGAGGCTGAAATTAGACAGTCGGTTGAAAAATATATACCAGGAATTAAAATAACTAGTATAAAAATAGTTGATGCTTCTATGGATGAAGAAAACTTGGGTACCGTTGTTACAGATGGAAAAAAAGAATTCAGAGTAACTGGTATATCTGAGAAGGAACACACCGCTAAGGTTAAAATTGACTACCTTATAACGGATGGGGCTTTTGAATCATCGGATTTCATAATTATTAATATTTAAGTAATATGTCAAATAAAAAAATATCTTATACAACAAGGGATTTCCAATCAATTAGAACAGAATTAATAAATTTTGTAAGAACTTATTACCCCGATTTAATTCAAAACGTAAACGACGCTTCTGTTTTTTCGGTGTTGTTAGATTTGAATGCGGCGGTTAGCGATAATTTACAATTCAATATTGACAGAAGCATTCAAGAAACCGTTTTACAATATGCACAACAAAGGTCTTCCATTTATAATATAGCCAGAACTTATGGACTAAAAATACCAGGTTTAAGGCCATCAGTTGCCCTTGTAGAATTTTCAATTATAGTACCACCATACGGAGACCAAGAGGACTTGAGATATTGTGGTATAATAAGACGTGGGGCTCAGATAACAGGTGCAGGACAAGTTTTTGAAACCGTAAATGACATAGATTTTTCATCGAACTTTGATTCTGAAGGTAATTTGAATAGAACAAAAGTTCCAATTAGAGATTCAAACAATATCATCACTTCATATAGAATAACAAAAAGAGAACCCGTAGTCAATGGGGTTACAAAAGTATTCAAAAGAGTCATAAACGCAAATGATGTTAGACCATTTTTCGAAATGTTCTTACCCGAAAAAAATGTATTAGGAGTCACTAGTGTTCTTTTGAAAGACGGTACTCAATATGCAAACATACCAACTCCACAAGAATTTCTTGGATTGGAAAATAGATGGTATGAAGTAAATGCACTCATACAGGACAAGGTTTTTATTGAAGACCCAACCAAACCATCTGATAGAGCCGGTATAAAAGTAGGAAGATACCTACCAACATCTACAAAATTCATAACCGAATTTACACCCGAAGGATTTTTCAAAATGACCTTTGGTGGTGGTAGCCAATCAACAGATGAACAATTGAGAGAATTTGCCAGAAATGGAACTCCGTTAAATTTACAAAAATACTCGAATAATTTTGCTTTGGGCTCAACCTTGAAATCAAATAGTACTTTATTTGTTCAATATAGAGTTGGTGGAGGGATTGTCAGTAATCTTGGTGTCAATGTTATAAATCAAGTGGCGAATGCGTCTTTTTTTGTTAATGGACCGAATGAATCAACTAATACAAACGTTGTAAATTCCTTGATTTGTAATAACGTTACCGCGGCAATAGGAGGTCTTAATTCTCCATCGGTTGAGGAAGTTAGAAATTACGTAACATATAATTTTGCAGCACAAAATAGAGCAGTGACAATTAACGATTACGAGGCGGTAATCAGAAATATGCCATCTCAATTTGGAGCACCTGGTAAAGTCTCTATAACTGAAATAGATAATAAAATTGTTGTTAAAATATTGTCATATGACAATAATGGTAAATTGACCGAAAGTGTTTCCGACACTCTAAAAAATAATTTAGCAAATTATTTGTCCAACTATAGGATGATGAATGATTATATAAGTGTGACAACTGCGGAAGTTGTGGATTTAAAATTTGATATTTCCGTTATATTGGATTCTAGTCAAAATCAAGGTGCGGTCGTCTCAGAAATTATAAATACAATAACCAATTATTTCCAACCTTCTAATATCGAACTCGGGTCCAATGTATACCTATCAGAAATAAGAAAAAATATTCAAAATATAAATGGCGTCATTTCCATAGCTAACATAGATGTCTTCAATTTGGTTGGGGGACAATATTCATCTTCACAAACATCTCAAAGGTATCTATCAACACAAACTAGACAGATAGAATTAATTGATGATACCATTTTCGCACAACCAAGTCAGATATATCAGGTAAGATATCCTGGCAAAGACATTTTAGTTAGGGTGAAAAACATGTCTAGTGTTAATTTCACTTGATAATTTATTTTTAACATACCTATCCTATTTTTTTAGACAAAATAGAATAAATAGTATTTATAAAAATAATAATAATTAATGCCAAAATCTATAAGAATAAGAACTGAGGTAGGTCAAAATACCTCGAAACAATTAAATGTCAAATTAGAACAGGATTTTGATTTTTTGGAAATACTTTCACTGAAACTACTCCAAAGCGACATATATATCAAACAATGTTCAGACTACGGTGTTGTAATTGGTAGGGTTTTGGTCAATAATGGATATGGAATACCGAATGCTAAAATATCTGTTTTTATACCATTGGATAATGAGGATGAAACGAATCCTATAATTAACGCGCTTTATCCATATAAATCAATAGACCAAGTAAACGAAGATGGATATAGGTACAACTTATTACCATACGAGCCTAGTTATCCAGGTCACAACCCTACAGGAACATTTCCATCACGTAAAGATGTTTTATTAGATAAGACCGCGGTCGCTCTTTACGACAAATATTACAAATTTACAGTACAAACAAATCAAAGTGGTGACTTTATGATTTTTGGAGTTCCTGTTGGGACACAAACTTTAGTTATGGATGTTGACCTATCAGACATAGGTGAATTTTCATTGTCACCGCAAGATTTGATAAGAATAGGTTTAGCCACACCAACACAAGTAGATGGTACAGTATTCAAAACATCAGAAAATTTAAATACTTTACCGCAAATCATAAATGTCACACGAACGATTGAGATATTACCTTTTTGGGGAGAGCCAGATACTTGTCAAGTTGCGATTACAAGAACCGACTTCGACTTAGGATTAGAGGCTAATTTGGAAATACAACCCGCAGCTATTTTTATGGGGTCTTTGGTATCAACACCTGAAGAACAAGCTCAGAAGACAAAATGTAGGGTCAATAAAAATGCGGGAAACCAATGTTCTTTGGTGAGTGGGCCCGGTCAGATAAAGGCTATCAGACAAACAATATTTGAAGATGACCAAGGGAGACCGGCGTTAGAAACATTTAATTTTGAAAATGATGGAAACATAATTGATGAAAATGGAACTTGGTTGGTCGATGTCCCAATGAATATGGACTATATATCGACCGACGAATTCGGTCAGAGGATAATATCAAATGACCCGAAAGTTGGAGTTCCATCCTCCGCAAAATATAGATTTAAAGTAAAGTGGCAACAACAACCAAATTTAAGTGAACCTGTAAAAAGGGGATATTTTTTAGTTCCTAATATCAGGGAGTATGGCTGGGAAAATTACGACGAAGACCCAAGTAAATACGAACTTCCTCCACCATTTAACAACCCAAACCCAACTGCAGAAATATTCAACGGTGCGCCATTTGATAATCAAATACTAATTCCTGCTGGTCAGATTCAATCTAAGTCTGTAATTAAAGTTATTGGTCAAACAAATATTAAAAATTACTCCTTTTTAGTAGGTAATAATCCTTATCCAATAACACAAAAAGACAATATTATAGTTAATCCTGGCGAAGAGGTTATAGTACAAGTAGAACTCGAAAATCCTGGACAAGGACAAATGTTTTTTAATTTTGAACCTTATGAAAAATATCAAGTAGAAAGGTCATACTCGTTTAGTTTATCTTGGGATGATTATGCTGATGAACAAACGGCAATCAATTGTCAAGACACCTTTTACGAAATGAGATACAATAAAGTTTATACGGTATCTCAATTGGTAGACCAATATAGAAGAGGTTTTGCAAATACCAAATTTTTAAGTATAAAGGACATTACCGATGAAAGTTGTCAATCGACATCAAATCCGTTTCCGACTAATGATGCACAGTACAAGACAACTTTCTTGTACCTTTTGTTTTCATTCATGATTTTGATTTTCAGACCAACACTTTATTCTTTGTTATTTGTAAGTCACGCAATTGCTTTCATACTAAAGTATTTAATATTACCAATCGTTGTTATAATTGCTGTAATATTTTTGATAGTCATTTTAATATGTAATATAGTCAATGGTATAAGTCAGTTTTTTGGGGGTGGGGGTGTAAATTGCCCTGATTTCGGAGATTTAAGAGACTTGGTTCAAGATTTGCTCTCACTATGGAAAAAAATGATTATAAGACTACCCAACTTAACTTATCCTGACTGTGAAATTTGTAATTGTATTGACGAAGATGCTCAAAGTTACGATGACGACCCATACGCCGAACAATCCGCTCAATTAACAAAAGACGCACCTAGTGGAATACTATATGATTTTACAAATATTTTCCAATATAAAAATTTACAAAACGACACTGGTGATGCTATATGTTGTATTAGTGATACTGATGATTGTGGTACTTTAAATTTCGAAGACGATGCAGAGGATTGTAATGCTAGATTGCTAGCAGTTCAAGTCGGTTTGGGAGGGTCTGGTTCACCGCCATATTCTTATGGCGGCCCTAACGTTACCGATACTGAAACGCCAAATTTCCCGAGAAAAGGGTTTGTTTCCACAACATTACCAATAGCTGAAAGAGTAAACTTATTCAATGCAAAATCTAAATTCTTTATAGGGGATGGTATTAATAGGATTAGGGTTACATTTAACCCAAACACAAACCTTATAACAAACGCTAATCAATGCCACGAAGACAACGTTGTAATTGTACTCGTAGATAGAAATACAATTTCTCAATATGAAAGAGGACAATTAATATCATTTCAAGACTCTGGATTATCAAAAGATGTCAATGCTGCCAACTTAGTGACTGGCCAAACAATAGACGGAATTCATCAAATTACAGTAAAATATGCCAACAGTAGTAACGCTAATGCTTTGAATTCACAAAGAATTTACAACATTAATTTTACAGGAGGAACAACGACTCAAGTAAAGTTTCCTATGGACATTGAGTATTATCAAGTTATATACACCTCACTATTATCAGAACTAAAAACTGATTCGATGGGTGATTCATTCTTCTCAAGAATTTTCAATCAACCAATCTATATGAATAAAATTAAAGAAGGTACATTCGAGTGGTCAATAGACGAATTTCGAGAATTCAGTCCCAGTATGGGGGGGCTAAATGGCAGATACGGGTATGAATTTATCGAAGATTGGGAAAATATAGGTGTTTTGATTTTGAATAGAGGGGTTGACCCACATAGTCCGAAAGTTGAAATTGAATATGGTATAGGGCGTTTGTTTGGACTTCAAGCCCATCAAAAAACAGTTAGAGGTGATTTTAGATTGAATATTCCAATACAAAGTTCGGATGTTCTTACACAAGGTGGGTATCGATGTGTTAGACATACTGTACCAAATAACAACTCACAAGACTCACTGTCAAAATATCTTTACTTTCCGACATATAACCAATTGAATATTGATAGTACTAAATTTACAAGTTTCACCAATAATTTACATACATATTATATCAGTTTAGATAGTAATACTTTCGGGGCATTACCAGTAACATTACCCGGATACCCGACTACTTTTCCTGATGCAGACCCATACAAATGTGGAAGAGGAGTCAGAGATTTAGGGGCGAACGGTATAGCTATATTAAACTACAATATTGAGACAGATGACTCAGGTACAGTTAATGGTTGGGTCGAGACACCAAATGTGATAGGTTGCGCATTCACCCAACAAAATCAGTCATATCCAACATCCGCATATAATAATAGCGGATATAAACTAAATGAAAAAGTAGAAGGATGTAGTTTCGCTCATCTTTCTTTTTGGGGTATCGAACAACCAAGAAATCAAAGGGCGTATGGTGCACAAGGAATTTATCACTCAAGAAAATACGCCGATAGTATATCAATTCAAATACAACATAGTCCACAATTCAGATACGTAATGAGGTCAGACAGGTTACCGACATCTACATATAATTTTATTAATGGAGATAACCATATGGCCTTACAACAGAATACTGGATTTGCTTTTTTCAAAGTCTCAGAGGATGGAACTTTCGCATCATCAGGTTCTTTTGTCGGTGGTGGTGGATATAATGGAGATAGTACGGGAGATAATGTACCTGATACTGACAACCCAACATTCGTTAATGAAGTTTTGGAATCATTCACATGCGGAGAGGAAAATTCTACTTTAGTGCCCTTTGATTGTTATAAATATGACCCAGTTGCCGACACAATATATATAGATGACCCTGATTGCTTTTACAAAAACCCATTTAATGTAGAGTTTTTCAAAAATAATTGTTATCAGTTAGTAACGAAACCACTATTATCAATACCTGTTGATGTTATAGCATTACTTGAGTGGATATCAAGGGCTAAAGTATTTTTTGGTTTATGCCAAGGGGTATTCCGACATATGTTTACTAATAGTTGGATAAACGGAACACTATTTCCGTTCTCATTCAAAAATGACAGATTTTTTGATACGAGATATAATAGACCTTATAACAAAACCTGTGAAGATACCGTATATTTTCACAGACCAACCAACAATTTCTTTTATAGGAGCAGTCCTTACAATGGGTCAGGATTTATCGGTAGAAAAGCAAGTAAACCACTACTTCAGGACTATTTTGGAGGAAACGTAAAAAATCTAATGTTTCCAACAACACTTATGGATTTAGGTCCAAGAGACGAAATATCAAAGTTCTTAAGTCAAAGCGCTTCCGAAGAATATGAAGGATATATAGTAAACAAAATACCGACAACCACATTCAATGAAATAGACGACATTTTGAATTTATTTGTAATTTCAAGGTTGGCTAATACAAACTTCCTTGAACAATTTTTCGGAGTCGGAGGGGCTAGTATTTTAAATTACTTTACAAGAGAGAGAAATGTAAATGCAACCTTTCCATCACCATTTGATTATAATATCAAAAATAAAAACATGGTTGATTCGGATTATGCACAATTAATTTCTATTAATTCAGAATTTGGAATTGTGCCCTTTGATGTTGAGGCATACCCCCAACAGGCAAATCCTACTCAACAACAAACTATATTTTTTAACGGAAATGCAACCGCATCTGCCGCAGTTATTGGGATTTTCTTTTCTTCATTCACACAAAATAGAGATTTCATTTCACCAAAAAGAATTGTATACAACCCACAGGCAGGATTGGCGGCTAATGATTGTAATTTGAACCCTATACCTGTTAGAGACCAATTAGTCCCACTTTATCAGTGGGCGGTCCAACAAGATACAAATCCTCAGAATGACAGTATATTCGGAACACAAAAAAGTTTTTGGTATTCTGCGGGTATTGGAGGACAGCAAGGAGGAACCGAGTATTTTCATAATTCTAAATATCAATCAATGGACAGGCTGATATCTCAATCGAGATTTTTCAGAACTAATAACACCAACCAAAATGACTTCTATAAAGGATATATTTATTCGGTAGACACCCCAAACAATGAAATTACTGAGATTGTGACATATACCGACCAATCCACATATCTTAATAATAGAAATGTTATAACCGCTGGAGGTCCATTCTTCTTTTATTTCGGATTGAACAGAGGAGCTTCGGCTATGGATAGATTCATACAAAAATGGGTAGACACTGAAAATAATATAGAATAATGGGTATTAATGATACATACAAAATTGTTTTAGGGTCGGCAAAAAGCACGACATCGACTGATGTTGATTCGGAATTGGGTGTAACATTGGAGCAACAATTTATACAAGGTGCCGAGTTCGAACGGGTAAAAGATATCAATTTAGCAGAAGTGTTCTTTAAAGAAAGACAAAGTTCTGATATATTTAGACCATCTACTAAAATAACATTTTTGTTCGATAACTCCTATGTTGGAGAAACTAATTACACTCCTTTCAAAGATAATTTATATTATGTTAACAGTGTCCAATCATCAATATCCACCTGTCTCTCAGATAACCCTCAAGATATTTTTTGGTCAGGATATCCGCAGTTCTATGAATTTGATTTAATTAGAACTGATAGTAATGTTCCAGGATATACAACAGTTTTCACAAATACTGTAACAAATCAAGTCACCCCTGCACATATTGAACTTGAAACAAGTAAGGCGGGTTTCTATAATTGGGATTTTTATTTGAGTTACGCTTACGAAAATGATTATACAAAAGTATTACAATCACAAAACTTATTTTATCCAAATATTGTACATAGTTGGGTTTGTGCTGATGGGATTCCTTTTGTAATCAAAAATGGTACTTATAATGGACACGAAGTTGTTTTCTTATATTGTACTATGAAACATAATTTATCCGTTGGAGAATATGTTGAACTTTCATTATCATATAATGGAACTAATATTTTCTCGGTTGATTATTTAGGTGATGGTAGTTTTGAATCTGAATTATACATTGTAGGACTTATAAATGTTGGTTATACCAGCACATTTAATGATAATGTCACAGGCACATTGAAAAGAGTTATCAATATTGACAACCCTATCGATACCAGGTCAACTTATTATGTTAGAAAACACAAAATTATTACAAACCCTGAAAATGCGGTTATTGCTAACGCGGGATTTGAGCAAAATCCATTTAAGCCTGAAAAACAATATGAACCAAAACAACTTACTCCAAATGGTAGAGGCAGACTTTCAATAAAAAGCAACAATCAAAGTTTCACACTATCCTTCAACAAAGACGTACTACTTAATAACTTGGTTGATAATCAACTTAGACCTGTCACTGAACTTTTCTTCACCACAATATGGAAAGGTTCATTTGGATGGACTATGAAACCTGTTTTGAATAACAGAGGTTTGAGACAGGGTTATGAATTCAATTTACAATTGAATAATGGGGTACCAAACTCTTGGTGGGAATCAACCCAAAATCAATTGAATGTTGCGTCCGTATGTGATATCGAGTTGGATTCATTTACCCGAAACGGAAAGAATTTTTATTTCAATAAATCTTTGATAGAAGGAGATTTGGTGGATGGTGCGGTTTGCGAGTGGAATGCATACGACTGTAACGAAATAGAACTCAGTCAAATTTACCACAAAATAGTTTTTAATGATGCGGTATTTAATATAAATTTGGGTTCTTTTGTTGGTTTGAATACAAATCCTTTCGGTTATTATTATGAACCGCACAATAAAATAAAGATAAAAGATTTTTCCTCATATGTTGAGGAGGCAGACTCCACTGGTGTAGAGGGAATCCCTAATTATGCAACA